ATGATGAAAAACCGATTTGGTATGCGGGGAATGGTTCAAGCCATGAGGATTGACTACCAAACGCTCACCGTTTATCAATCGGAGGAAGATGAGGAAGAGTTGATGAACGATGAAGAACTTAGTCTGCTTGAGAAGCTTTCGGAATAAAAAACAATTTTACTAAATAATTAAATGAATAATTATTTCAAAGAATTGGGTTTAATTTATGAAAATATTTTATTAGAGGCAAATTTATCAAATAAAAATCTTTTTTATGGCTTAAAAAGTATGCTGGATGGTGGAGATGATTTTGTATTGTTGACTGATAGAAACATCGACACGGACAACCAACAAACTATGAGTTGTCAATTTATTTATAAAGGAACTAGACATATTAAAGTTTTCACAGGAGCATTTTTTGAAAATAAAAATTATAATAATGTTTCACATATTACTGTTACTATATTTGAAGTAACCCCAGAGGGTAAAACAATATCTAAATTGGATACTAATGTATTCTATAATAAAGGTGGACACCTTGATCTTTCACACGATCCAGTAATATCTACGGTTGAGAATTTTGTAAAATATGTAAAATCAGTATTGGATAGGTCTGATAGGGATGGTGATGATGAAATATTACCACCGAAATCTCCAAGCCCGATGAGTAAAAAATTGTTATCAGTTTGATAGTGTCCTTTGTATTGATTTGTCCTGATCCCATGCTAAGATTCCTACATGGAATCACCCCTTGACAAATTCATAGAGAATACTAATTATAGTATGTCTCGCGTATTTGCTTGGGTCAACTCAGATTTAGATGGAATTGGATCAACAATTCTATTGGGAAACCTTTTCAAAAATTTTGAGTATCGCCACTGTTTCTTCGGTAAATTTGAGGAGCAATACCTACCATGGGCGAAGGAAAACGCGGATGATTATGATAAAATCTTCATCGTTGGCATGGTCTTGGATCAAAATCTAATCAAAAAGATTGATGATCACCGTGTCGTGTTCGTTTCAGACCGTCCCGATGACTTCAAAACATGGGATTCCACCAAGATTCAGGAAGAATGTTCATCTTGCACCAAGATGTTATATAAAAAATTCAAGGAAAAGGTGGAATTTACTAAAGATTTGAAGAAATTTTTCCTTTACGTTGACGATTATAATTCATATGATCTGAAACATGAGGAAACCAAGTATCTTAATGCTCTTTACCGCAAATCAGGGGGAAATCGCTTTATTAATTTTGTAAATCGCTTCTGGAACGGGTTTGATGGGTTCACCACTACCGAAGTTAAGCTTGCTGAAGATTTTTTTGAGAGATTAGACGATGAATTGGTTGATATTACATTATATTCAGGAGAGTGGGAAGGATATAAGGTCATCTCCACGATTTCCAAGTTCTCCGTGAATGAATTATCCCATGCCATCATGGAAAATTACCAAGGAGACGCTGTGATTGTAATGAATGCGGATACTCAATTTGTATCTTTTAGGAAATACAAAGGATCAGAGGTTGACATTGCGAAAATGGCTGGTAATCTGTGTGACGGTGGTGGCGGCGAATGGGCTGCTGGTGGAAAAATCACCAAGGAATTTTTGAAATTTAGTGAAACATTGAGAGAAATATAAATTATGGAACAGATACAATACCCAATTAAAGTTTATGGTTATACTATAAAAGGATTTAATATTGATGGATTTAATATATTTGAAAGAATTTTTGATCATCCATCAGATGGAATCGTAGATGAAATAGATGATGGTAAATTTATTAGAAAAACACCAGAGGATGTTGTAAAATTTAAATCTGATAATATGTTTAATTATAAAAGTTATTGGGTGAATTTTGACGAATTTAAATTATTTATGTGTGAACAAATTAAAGATTTTAAATTGAAGGCTGATGTAGAGTATAAAAATAAAATTGAAAATATGAATGAATGTATGGTGGAATTGGAAAAAATAACACCAAGGAATTTTTGAAATTTAGCGAAACACTGAACGAAATTTAAATTATGAGTAATCCTTCTCCATCTTCTGCAATTATAGAAAGCGAAAGCGATCACCTATTCCTTTGCTATTGTTCCTTCGTGAACCATCTCAAGGGCAAGAAATTGTCCATCCAGAACGTTTTCGTGACCACTCTCCAAGAGGAGAAGCTGAAAACGATCCTGAAAACGATATTGTCTCTTGACTCTGATCAGGAACTTGTTAAGGTTTTCCTAGACCAAGACAACGCTCTTGCAAAGTCGAAATACGTTACGAAATTTATCAGGGGGGAACAGAAGAAGAAAAAGAAATGAAATACACATACTCAATCCAATGCCCATGTCTAAACGATTGGAACTCTTTCATCAAAGACGAAATCAAATCTTATTGCGATGGCTACATGGATGCCATGAAAGGAGAGATGCCACGGATTCACCTGAGAATGGTTCGTTCAGATGGTAAGATCATCAGAGAAATAACAGAACACGATGATGTGGGTATTGGCATGATCGCTGGATTTCCCACTGCCGAACAATATGAACGGGCTGCGGAGAGGGCATTGGAGAGAGCAAGGAAAATTAGGGAAAATCAAGAGAAGAACAGACGATGATTACTAATTTAGGCGATACTGGTTCACAACATTCCCATCGCAATTATTATTGTCCAACATGTAAATGTTTTGGTTGGAGAACACCACACGAAGAAGGCTGCGTTGGGGAGAAGGTTATGATTTCAGCCACCGCTAGAATACCGAGAAAAAATGCTTCTAAAAAGACATGGGATGAATTTTATGATAAGTTCGTCCTCCAGAAAGATTTGAAAGAATTTTTATCAAAACCTAAAAAAGAATCCAAATCAATGAAGACTTGGAGAATACGGAGAAAGTTGAAATCATTCGACGTTAAAACCAATAAATGGTATGACTGATTTTCAAAAAAGAATATATAACTCCCATCTCGCCATCTCCCGCAAGATGCGTGACAAACCATTTCGGATTAGAAAAGATTTCTCCGATATGGATCAAACCAAGCTGGATTACCTTGCTTCTCTGGAAAGGTTCTTCAATAGTTATAATAATATTAAAATTGATGATTACTTCTCTGCTCCTTATAGGATTTTTGAGGACACTGATTATTTTGATTTGGAATTCTACTTGACTTCCAAGGCGAAGAAGGCATACTCCCAATATATGAAGAAGATTGAGATGGACGATCCCGATTCCGAAAGCTCTCTCAAGCGATTGGCAGATAGTCTCAAATTTGTCAAAAATTTCTGCAAAGAAAAGGGCTTGACTTTGGAAGAATATCCACTATATATAGAGGTATCGCTGCCGAACATGATTGAGCATCTAAAGAACCATCACATTAATATGTATTGTTTGCATTCTTTGGGTGTCTCAAAAATCGAGGTGGATAATCGGATTTTGGATTTCATATTCTCGGATTTTTGGATTACATTCCAGAAGACGAAGAATAAATACTTTCTCAGTAAGAAAATGAAGGATTTTGGGAAAAAAGCAATAACAAAAATACGAACACAATTATGAACATGCGAGCTAAATTCAGAGTAACAGAAGTTAAAACACCATACGAAGGTCAGGAAGAATTACATTGGGTTCCCGTGACGGAATCTCCATTTAATGAGCATGGTATTAGTGAAGATAATACTTATTCAAAATGGACACCCAGCGGTGAACTTAGAATGGTAATCACTAATCCAGCACTACTTGGAAAATATGAAGTCGGGGATAAATATTATCTCGACTTCATAAAAGCAGAACAATAATCTCACAACAAAAACAAACAAAATAACTAAAATATGAGCAATACAAAAACAAAAAGCAAATTCGGCGCAGCTATGTTCGATTCGATCAAAGCAGCATTAAACAAGAGCAACGATTCATCGGGAGGTCAATTCTCCAATATCATGAGTTTCCCCGCAGGACACACCTACACGCTTAGGTTGATCCCCAACGTGGAAAACTTTGAGAAGAGCGTCTTTGCTCATTGGGTGCATGGATTTACCAGCAAGGCGAGTGGTAAATACATGAGCTTTCTTGGTCTTCAAACCATGGGAGATCGTGATCCGATTTCAGATCTTCGTTGGAAGCTTTTCAAAAGCTGGAAAGAAGCAAATCCCAAGGCTGAAAACAAAGAATACAAGGCGGAAATCTCTCAAAAGGAGCAATGGCTTGTGAATGTCTATGTGATCAACGATCCCGCAAAGCCTGAGAACAATGGCACGGTGAAGATTCTTCGCATGGGTCCACAACTCAAGAAGATCATTGACGATGCTACCGAAGGGGAGCGTTCCGATGAACTTGGATGGGATATCTTTGATCCTACCAAGGGACATGATTTCAAGATCGTGGCAGAGAAGAAAGGTGATTACACCACGTTTGAATCTTCGTTCATCACCACCAAATCCAAGACTGTTCTGGATGAGGAAGAGATTGAAAAGATTTGTTCGGAAATCCATGATCTGGAAGCTGTGTATTCCGTGAAGACTTATGATGAGCTTCAGGAAGTTCTCAATGAACACTTCTTCGTTGGCGAGGAAAAGGAAGAGCGTAAGCCTCTTAAACAAGCCAAGCAGGAAGCAGCTAAAGTTGAGGACGACGATGACGACATTCCCATGGTTCACGAAGAAAAGAAATCAGCGGCAAAACCCAAGAAAGTGGAAAAGCAAGAGGACGATGAAATTGACGAACTCCTTGCAGGACTAGATGACTAACCCGATTCCCTCCCCATCAAGTCGGTGGGGAGGGTTTCCTTTTTAATAATATGAATCCAGAAATTCCAGAAGAATACAAAACGATGGCTGCTCTGCTTGGGGAGAGTGCTGCCATTGATTCGTTGATGATTAATAATCCAACGACATTGGCTACCAATACCAACACCCTCAAACGAGGCATTGCTGAATACCAAGAGCAACAGAAGCGGGAACGTATGCAACCACAACAACCCGTTCCAACCCATTATTATGGTGAAACTGCAACAGCGGTTCCCGTTTATATCCCACCCCAACCTCTTCCACAAGCTCCCCAATATGCTCCCATGCCCCAAAAAGTGGATGATGGACAATTGGAACTGAATCTGGAACCATCCAAGGCGGATATCATCATCAATCTGTTGAAAGAGATTTCCGTAAAGTTGACAAAACAAAATAGTATGTTAGAAAAAAAACAAACCGGAAAATAATTATGGGTGATTGGATAGCTTTTATTTCATTTTGGGTGGTTTTCACAGTTGGATTGATAGTATCAATTTGTGGTATTTTATCATTTTTAATTAAAATTTTAAACAAATTTACTGATTGGGAGAGACGATGAATTTAAATCTAAAGAAAAAAGAATTTCAATATCTCCTTCAAAGCCTCGCCCAAATCCATGACACGTGTGTTCTGGAACTGAGGGAAGATGGTATCCACGGGATTGCCTCCAGCGAGGATAATTCCATGTTTGCCCATGCTTATCTGTCAGGAGAGTATGAGGATCAGAATCTCAATCTACCTTCTCTGAAGAAGCTTTCCAAAGCTTTGGATATGATTTCTTCCGATGATATCAAGCTCAAGCTGAATAATAATCATCTGGAATACAAGAACAAGTCTCTGAAGTTCAAGTATCATCTCCATGAAGATGGGGTGATCACCAAACCGAAGTTGTCTCTGGAAAAGATTCGTAATTTTGAATACAATCTCCAATTTGATCTGGATTTTGAGTTCCTTTCCAATGTTCTCCAAAAATCATCCATCACAAATACCAACAAGCTCTATCTATTTACTGAGAACGATTCTCTGGTGTGGAAGCTGGGGGATGAGACGGTTCCCAATAGTGATACTCTGAGCATCGTGGGAGATGAGGTGGATTTTGAATTGGAATCTTTTATTCTAAAGATCGATAATCTAAAGCTGCTGTCCAAGGTATCCAAGACGGGAAACATTTTCAAGATCAATTCCAAGCTTGGGGTCGGCTGCATCATCACGAAGAGTGGAGATTTTGAGATGGAATACATTTTATCGAGCCTTAAAAACTAGAATACAATGAATGACCTTGAAAAAATATTGGATGATATTTTGGAAATTACCGAAAGGAAATATATCATTCCTGAAATTGAAGATTATTACAACGATTTGAAAGAAATTAAACAACGAATTGAAAATTAACATGCAACAACACAGATTCAGGATTGAGGAGACTAAAGCAGTCATTGAACAGCTTCAACAAGCACAGAATAATCTCTATGATGCGCTAATCGATATGATCGAACCAACAGAAGAACAAGAGCCTTGGTTATGGGATTACGTGTTCAACACATACCCCAAGGACAATTCGGAATACAACCAGATGGTGGAAAGGGGAATTTACGGTGAGCTATAACGATATAACTTTGAAAGCAATAAAGACTGGCATCCAGAACAAAGCCTATGATGAGGGTTGGGAGCGCATCTTCGCCAAGAAGACCGCTCATGAATGGCTTGAAACAATGCCCGATATTCGGCTGCTTGATCCTGATGGATGGAGATGGGATGATGGGGTGACTATGGATACTCCTATCAAATGGTCGGATTTCAATAATCGTTTGAACCACTCAACGCTCACTGGATTGATTAAATAAGTAAATGCGTCCGTTTTACGATTTTTATCTAGAGAAATTTTCTGATTTGGGTAAATTATCCCCCGAACAATTGAGAAAAGGTCAGAGACTTGATCCAAACAACCCCGATAACTTCCAACAGGTGAGCGGGAGGGTGTTTTCTCAAGCCCTTACCAACATCACAAAGAATGATGAATTTCGCCGAACGGTAAATCCAAAGTTTTTCAAGAATATCAAGAACAATCTCAGTGTTTATAAAGTTGAAGAATATCAGCGCATGAAATGTTTCCTTGGAAAGAACAATTCCAGTGGTTTTGCCATCAAGGATGGGGATGAATTGGTGTCAGTATTCTCTTCTCAAGAATCTTCTGGTAATGCGCTGGTTCAGGAAGCGATTCGGCAAGGTGCCACACGATTGGATTGTTTTGCCACACAAGATGAAAACGGTAATATCAAGGATGAGGGTTTATACAGGCTTTATAGTAGGAATGGGTTTGTGATTGACAAAACGCTGAACATGGACGGAGAATATCCTGTCAAGAATGGGATATCCTACTTCGTGGACGAAAATGGAAATGTTGATCCCACCAATCCTACCGTGGTGATCTTCATGGTTAAAAACTAGAATACAATTTAATCAATGAAGATACTTTATCCTGAAAAATATCAAGAAAACGCGCCAAAATCAGAAGATGTTGATTTTGATAATATCGTCAATTTTCACATTGGAAATAATTTGTCTGGTTTTTTAGATACTGTTGTGATTGTGGTGGAACACTGTGTAAATGTTCATTATTTGAATTTTGAATCTTGGATTGAAGGAAGGGCGAATACCATTTATGTGAAAACATTGGTTGATTGTAGATATCACTCTGATAATCTCAAGTTCTTGATTGAGAAATTTAGAAAAATTGAGGAGGTTTGGAATGAAGGATGATTTAAACATACGGGAGCTTTACCAAAAGATAATTGAGGAGAGGGCGGCAGCTAGAGGCGTGATCTTGATGGAAAATGTGAAGATTCCTTCCAATAATTCCAGTCCCGATCAGGTCAATTTTGATGGAAAGTCATATTCTTATGAATTGGGGGACGCTTTTTCCCTCATAGGAGACACACTTTACCATACGGAGAACACCCACCCATACATTTTCAATTCACTTTTAAAAATTAAAAACGATCCAAAGGATTTTAAGAGGATATTAAAATCGTATTATGTGGAAATATGTGGAAAATTCAACAAATCCGATTTGGAATACTTTTTCAATAACCAGAAAGCGGAAAGCATGGGAGATACCAGAATCAACACTCAATCTGGAAGAATCTGGAAAGATATCACCTCAACATCCGCTAAAAAGGATGTGTCGGTGGTGGTGTTTTGGTGTAGGGAGAAAGATATCCAACCGGACACGCTTAAAAAAATCAAGAAGTGTTTTACTAAAAATGATATTTTTTGGGCTGCAACCGATTCCAAGAATTTCAACCATTTTGGGGATTCTTATCAAGACACTCCATCTGGAGAAATCAAGGAATTGAAAAGTAAAATATATCCAGAGCTTTCTCACGAAGATATTGTGGATATCCTGATGAGAGCGCATTCAAATTTCAAGATATCTCCCTTTGAGAAGAAGGTGGTGTGGGAATTCCGAGGAATCAACCCAGAAGATTTGAAAGTTATTGATGGAGGATACCCATCGGTGGCGGAATTCAGGGATAAACAAAAATTTAGCGAAAATTATGAAAAATAAATTTGATGAATTGTATGAACAGGTGATTATTGAAAGTGGTCTTTCAAGAGTATGGAGAAAGATTCAAAATCATTCTTCTGGCACCATCACGGCTTTTAGGGGTGATGTCCCATATCAGCAGAATATTAGAAATAATAAAAAGATACTTGCTTATCTACAATCTAAAGGATATTCGGTGACATCTATTATGGGGACATACATTGAAAATTTTAGAGATGAAGAAAAAAAGGAGGAGATTCACGCTAGAAATGCTGGAGGTGATCCATATGATCCCGAAGAAAGACATGTTCAAGAAAGATCATTTTTAGTAGTAAATGATAGGGTGGAAGGTGATGATGGTGGTAAATTGGCGCACGATCTTTTTAAATTGGGGGTAGCTTTTGATCAGGATTCGGTTATGATTATTCCCGTTGGTGGTAATAACGCATATCTGTGGGGAACATCCAAAAGAGAAGAATCGTATCCCGGTTACAATATCAAAGCTCCAGTTGGTAGTGGTAAATATGGAAAAACATCAGGAGCATTTTTATCTAAGATTAAGGGGCGAGAATTCGCGTTTGAGGCTATCAAATCACCACAAACCATAAATGGCAAGCGTGGTCAAATGATTTCGTTGAAAGAAGTTAAGAAACAACTCAATGAAATATAATATTTTTCTGGACGACATTCGGTTTCCCAAGGATGCTTTTCTCCAAAAAGAATTGGCATATCTCACGGAATATTCTAAAATTCCTGAAAACGAATGGGTGATCGTGAGGAATTATGAGGATTTTGTGAAAACGATTGAAGAACGCGGTATTCCAGCGGCAGCGAGTTTTGATTGTGATTTAAATTCTGAACATTTTAGACATTATGTTAAGGATAGTATTAATTCCGGTATTTATGAATGGGAAAATTTCAAATCTAAATGTGGAATTCATTGTGCTTTATATTTGAAATCTTTATTGTGTGATGGAGATGACACAAAAGTTTTTATACATAGTGCTAATATTATTGGTAGTATGATTATTAGAGAAATGATGAGGGCATATTTATTTTAAATATTTTTATTTTTTGGGATTAAAATCCATCCTTTATGTATTCCTGTTTTTGATGGTTTGTTTTCTTTTCCAGCTTTTGCTAAAAAATTAAAATCCAAATTTTTTTCTCTACAAAATTCCGCGACATTATGTATTAAATATTCCTCTCCAGTGTAAATATTTTTAATAATTCTTTTAGTTTCTTGAAAAGAATCAATATTTTTTATAAATTTTTCATATTTTCTATCTAATCTAATAGATTTTGTAGAATCTTTATAAATCCATTCCAAAAATTTGAATGCATCTTTTTGAATTGATATACTACAAAGGTTTACATATTTAGTATAATATATTTCTTGAGTTGTTATCTCTATGGTTTTTAGATAATCTTTAATAAAAATTAGACATTCTGAAGTGCTTAGAAGATTTATTCTGTATCTGTTATTGATAATAGTAACATTACCATCTCCATCAAATATACCCCTAACGAAGTGTGAATAATATTTTTCTTCGATAATTGGAAATTTAAAAGATTTTGATTTATTTTCATCAACACCGTGATTTTTTATATATTGGCAAAATTCTTTAGAATTGACTTGTAAAAATTCTATATCATAGGTTTTTCCTGTACGTTTGTCATATCTATTGATACTTGAAATTGGACTTCCAGAATCTATAGCCTTTTTAAATTTTGGTAAAACATCTTTATCCTTTACACCAATAGTTAATTTATAGCCAGATTTTTGAATACATCCATCTGCAACAATAAAACCCAACCAGTAAGCTTTTTCGGCAGAATCAATTTTTTCGAAATATTTTATATCTAATGATCTTTTTCTCATAGGTGTTGGAATTCCATTAGAATCTAATATTTTTTTGATATGTCTAACTGTTATGTTTAAATTCTTAGAAACCTTACTCAAACTTTGGAGCTTGAGGTATTCATCTATAACTGTTTGATGTTTTATAAATTCTTTCATAATTATTCGGGTGTATGTTTATACTTAGTCTCCTAATCTAAAAAAACGCGTATTATCCGTGATATTATGAAAGAATATCTTGCTTGACATCCAAAATTCTTCATTAAGTATTAACATGAAGAACAACGTAAGCACACAGGGGTATTTCATCAAGAGACTTAGAGATTCTGGATTCGCTACCATCAAGCTGTTTGACAATTATGCACAACACGATCCTCGCAAGTGGTCGATCATGGTCGATCCCAATAATACTTCCGTGATCATCACTTGTTACCAGAACAAGGAAGCTGTGGGTGATGTGATGTTTGAGTTCAATGATGGGGGTAATCGCTTCATTAAGAACTTTAATCTCAAGACGCAGAGCATGGAAATCGTTGTCACCACCCTGATTGAAAAAGGGGTGGAGCAAATGAATATCAACTCTGAGTATGTAAAGTCTAAGTATGAATATGGCCAAGAAGGATGATGATCAACCGGAGGAAATCTTCAAGGATGAGCAGGTTTTGGAAGTTCTTCGGGAATCCCTGAAAAAGAAGCTTAGGAATGAGCGTAAGAAAGGTTCTCCACCACTGACAAATGATGCTCTGAAGGCTATTTTAAAGGAGTTCATGGTTTGTGGGAAACTTTTCGGATATGATCTGGATGGGAATGTCGTGGAAATCGCATTCCACGACAATAAGATGGAGGATAATGCCATGCAGAACCTTTTTATTCAGAAATTTGGAGAGTTCATGGCTGGTAGGATGAATATTTTGGATGATTTTTAAAAACTAGATTACCATCCACGTATGGGAAATTACAACATATACGAAATCGAAACATTTGACGATAAGTGTCCGAATTGTGGATTGGATATTTACCAATTATTACACGTTGAAGAGTGGGGTAGGACTTTTTGTGTCGATTGTTTGGACAGAGAACTTGAAAAATATGATAAACATTTTTAAAAAACAAAAGATCAAAAAAGGTGACGTTTACGCAGTCCAAACTGGTGATTTCGTTGGGCAGCTATTCAATTTCATTAAAAAAGATGGGGATGATTACGTGTTTCTCTCCGTTCCAGATATAAAAATCCAAAGGGTTCCGATAGAAAAATTTGACTTTGGCAAAGAACATGAGATTATCGAATTCGTTGAACATCTCCCAAAAAATATCCGCCGCGTTATCGAAGCCCAATACGAAGTCCTTGCAAAAGAGGATGATTGAGTTTCCCACGGATTATGTGGTGTCCAAATTCTACGAATATGGATATAAAGTTTCTTTTAGCTCCCATAATGGAAATTATAATTGCTGTTGCCCCATATGCAGAGAGGGTAAAAGCTGGGGCAAAAAGAAAAGATGTTTCTACATTCCCGAAAATGACAATATCTTCTGTCATAATTGCGGTTGGTCGTCCAAACCTTTCAAATGGATTAAGGAAGTGTCGGGACTGTCATTCAATCAGATGGTGGATGAAATCGAGAAAGGTAATTACGGGATGATAAATGTCATGGACATGGAGGATAAGCAGGAAAAGCCCAAATCAGCATCCCTACCCATTGATAGTATCAACTTATTTGATAAAACCCAGACGGATTACTACAAGAACAATAAGATCGTCCAAAAAGCTCTGGCTTACATCAAGGAAAGACGGCTGGATACCGCTGTAAATCGACCAGATGCCTTCTACATCTCTTTGAAGGATGAGAAGCATGATAAGCGTCTGGTGATCCCCTTCAAGGACGAGACGGGCAAGATTGTTTATTACCAAAGCAGACGATTGATGGATGATGAATCTCCTTCTTATCTCTCAAAAGATGGGGGTGACAAGAGTATCTTTGGAATTGAGCGCATATCCCCCGATCTGGATAAGGTTTTCCTTATTGAAGGTCCATTGGATGCCTGTTTTGTTAAAAATGGGCTTGGTCTGGGGGGTATTACTAAGGGAGATCAGCTTTTCACCGCATATCAACAGGAACAGATGGATGGTCTGAAGTTCTTTGAGCGTATTTGGGTGTTGGACTCGCAGTGGATAGATGAAACGGCGCGAAAGAAGACCCTAAAGCTCATAGAAATGGGGGAAAAGGTGTTTATCTGGCCTGAATACGATGGTAAACGCTTTAAAGACATAAATGCCGTGTGTATGGCTTATTAAATGAACGAATATCCCACATATT